ATGATGAAAAAAGTTATAATCGGGGCGTTATTATTATCAGCACTTTTACTATCAGCATGTTCAAATAAAGAAGCAGATAATACAATAACAGAACAATCTGAAAAAATTGAATCACAAAACAAAACAATCGAATCGTTGGAAACAAAAATTTCTACTTTAGAAAGTGCAGCAACACAATCATCTAGTTCAAATAGCAAGACCTTAACTGATGCTGAATTAGAAGAAGCTATTGGAGATAAAGTTCTAATTCCGGATCCGACTCTGAAATCAAAAGAACAAGTCGAAACGGAGTTCAAAGCTGAAGGTTTTACACCTGAGTTTGTAACAGCTTTTAGTCCTTCAGATGAATACGCTGGTTTTTGCAACAGACTTTCCGAACAACCAGGTGTAACCTATATTTCGTATGAAGAATCTAATGAGAAATCAGGATTTTATGCCGAAAAAGGCGCAACTATAACTGTAGGATACTTTGAAAAATCTGATAACTAAAAATATTTTATATATAAAAAAGGCTTCTTACTCTATATCAAGTAAGAAGCCTTTTTGTTAAACTACAGCTGCATATCTCCGTTTCCCAGAAGCACCAATCCAACTAAGCCATACATAGCCGCCAGCTACAACCTTCCGATCATAGTTAACTGTTTGACCAGCTGACCACATCCCTACATTTGCCGAAGAAGTAGATGCGCTAGCACGAATAATAGTGTTCACAGTAAACTTATAACTTCCTTTATTAGGTAAATTTGCACCTTTCAATGACGTGCTGCTATTTGAATTATTAGAATTACTGCTAGATGGAGATTCTAGGTCTTGCCCCAATACCCAGGAGTTGATACCTTCTAACAGAAAAGCATACTTAGATCGTGATTGATTCACTTCTTTAACTTGCTTCACCTTGTAAGTTGAGCCTTTTACAAAGCTAGCGACTGACTGCCCTGTCTGATAATGAGTAGCACTAGTCTTCACTCTAACAGATGAACCAACAGCGTATTTGGTTGTTACGGCAGAAGTAGATGAACCAGAATTATTGTTCGAATTGCTATCTCCACTGTAATATTTTTTGATTTGATCCACGAAATATTTTTTGATAGCTGCTACGCCTTTCCCGTGTAAATCCCACGCTCGATGAGGGCACGATGTAGAACTCAATTCACGATGTAAAGGGAAAACAGCTGAAGCAGGATTTAGACCGTATTTCTTACATAAATCGGCAGCCAACTTAAATGCTTTTTGTTCATTCGCAAGATACGTGGATTCATTACCCATGGATTGACATACTTCAATCCCTAAGTAATTCGTATTACCTTTGCTGTTTCCTGTATGCCACGCCTTGTTGCTGTCCTTCTCTGCTTGATATGTTCCATCACTAGCAACATAGTAATGAGCAAATCCTAAAGAAGGCGTATGGCTTTCTAGCCAGTTTTTATAAAATGCAGCAGTTGCACCTTGGCTTCCCGCATCATTATGCAATACGATTGCAGTTGGATTTGATCCACGAGCGCCTGCAATTCCTGAATAACTTACTACCATTTATTCCACCTCCACTAATTTGTGATTTGGCAATGACAACATACGACCTTCTAATTCAATCTTGGTAAAGATTTCATTCGATCTTAAAACTTTGTATTTTCCTGTTAAATAAAAGAAATCACCAACTTGAAATCCGTCAAATTCTTTAGGCATTCCATCCGAGGTAACCTCTTTAAAACCATTTTCTTCGTACCGATCGACTGTTTCTGTTTCGCCTTTTTCGAATGGATCTAACTGGATGTATTCTTCTCCGATTTCCTTGACTTGTAATTTACCCAGTACAGTTACATAAGAACCTTCTTTGAACATTATTTTTCCTCCTTCGGATATAGAAAAAGAACAGCCGATTGGCTACTCCTTCTTTTCAGTGAATTCTTGACCATCGCCATAATCTTCTGTGTTGTAATTATTGCTAGAAACACCTAGCACCACACCTGCAAATGCTGTTACTAGCGAAATAACTCCGACGATTTTCGTTGCATCAAATCCATACAAAGTTGCAATCCCAGCAATCAAGACCCCTAAAGCCGGCGACCATTGTGTGATGATTTTTTTCGCTAAATCATATTGTTCATTTGTCATTTTCATTTCATTCAATCCTTTCTGTGTAAAACAACGTCCATTTTCATATTGATATCATTGACAGTTTTATTCATTGCCTCAAATAACTTTTTCTCATCCTCAAGCAATCGTTGTTGCTCACTGATTAGATCTTGTTGTTTGTCCAATGTGTCCAGAAACTTTGTCCTTTCTGCTTTTGCTTCTGATCGCTCAGTAATCATCATGCGATATGCTTTGTATAGCACATAGAGCAATATTGCAAAGACAAGTAAGAACATCACTAAAAACACTTGATTGTTTCTCACTGCCCAATCAAGTGTTTCCTGGCCCTCATTGATATACTCGTGCATATGCCACCTGCTTTCCTAAAATAAAAAGCAACCAACTAAAAAGCTGATTGCTCCAACCACTACATATCCGATTATTTGGTTTCTTCTTGCTTTTTTGCGCTTGCAACGATTTCTGCAACATCTTCACGAATCGAAGCAGGTACACTTTCAATAGTGCGCTTTCCCTCAACAATATGAGATGCATATAACATTTGTAGTGCTGAATACATAGATCATCCCTCCTTATCTTGATAAAATCATATCCGATATTCCCAACAAAGCTTCTTGAGTAATTGCCATCTCTTGACGCAATAATTCGTTTTCCAGCTTTAATTTATCCAATTCAGATGGTTCGCGTTCAGTATTTTCATCTACGATTGATTGAATAAAACCACTCATGAGTTCAGGATTATTGTCAAACTCGTTTGAAAGTATATCTTCAAATAATTCATTTAGTTCTTCATTCATATATCCCCTGTCTTCAAGGATGATTTTTTTGTATAGCGTAGAGAACCTTTCTTTCTTTTTATCCATAGCTGTTTCTCCCCCTCTACAATACTAAGCGTACAATACCATTGAATGGCAACCAGTCTCCGGCATTACAATTTGTCCAAGTCGTTCCATACCGATGTCTAGACATTTTGAAGATTAGATTGTTAGTATCGCTGCTCATTCCCAACAACCATATTTGTGTGCCACTGGCTTGTTCTACAGCCGGAGCAAATGACCAATTGTTGGTAATACCAAGTATTGATTTCGGCACAGATATTAAGTCATACTCTTGATCGTTACTGGTAAATGTTAAGGTTTTTGTTGGAGAAACCACGCCAGCAATCAATAAGGATGTTTTATTAATCCTCTGAATAACAACTTTCGAATTTGCACTTGAATTATATACCTTAAAAGACGATGTTAAATATTGACTAACATCAATCCAACTTGGATCAGCCACTTCTTCTAATTTAGAGTCAACTTCTGCCTTTGTATAAGCTCCTACATTATCAGCGCTGATTTCAATATTACTAGTTCCATCAAATTGAACGCCCGCTATTGTCCTAGGATTTGCTAGTCTACTTGCTTTCTCTGCGACTAAGCCAGCTTGTATATTTCCATCATTTTTAGCCAAAGCTACCCATGGTCGCCAAGCTGCTGATTCCGTTTTAGACCGAATCGCAATATCGCCATTAGTGGCACGTTTGGCTGTTTGGATAATCCGAGTATCATTCAATCCAGTTTCGACTTGCAACGTAAAAGTGCCTGTTCCAAAAGGCACATTTGTTAAAGTTCCTGTATTACCATCTGAAACTGAACTCCAAAAACCAGGCGTAGTTAAATTATCTAAATTAGTATTAGCAGGGATAGTCTGTTGATTAGGATCAGCTGTAATTGATATATCAGATGTTCCATCAAAATCTACTCCGTTGATTTTCCTAGGATTTTGTAGCTTTGTCGCAGAAGATACATTCCCACTTATAACACTGCTTTTAGCAGTAGCAATTTGAGTATCAACTTCATTTTTAGTATACGCACCTACGTTATTCGCTGGTATTGAAATGTCCTTAGTTCCGTCAAAATCTACTCCGGCAATACGTCTAGGAGTTTGCAACTTAGATGAGGAAACGGCATTGTCAGAGGTAAACATTAATGTCTGCCATTCTCCCCAAATACCATTTGATTTCTTCCTTACTCTTGGACGATCTGCTGTAGCTGAAACAACATAAGCTATCTGAGTAATGTAATTAGATGCATGGACCAAGTTCGTTATAAACCACCAACTTGATGATGGTGCATTTGTTAGAGCGGATCCCATAAAAGTTCCAGTTTCAGTCAAATTGTTTAAATCCGCACCAGAAATATCCGTCACGATTCCATTACTGTATCCTCGTGAATCAGTCTTAGGTAACAGGGCTGCTGTCAAATTCGAGTCTGACTCTACCTTTGAGTAAGCACCAACCTGAGCTGCAGTTACTCCATGAGGATTATCTTTTTTTACAGAGTGTAAATCCGTATATGCCTTTGCAGTTGAAAGAACAGTTGAGTCTTTGGTATCTGCTTCAGCTTTCGTATACGCTCCAGTTTGTGCCGCTGTCACATTGTGAGGGTTCGATTTATTAACCGTGTGATTCTTAAGATTAGTTTCATTCTGAGCATTGTTTTGTTGAGCATTTTCTAGCCCGCTTTCCCAACGCTGGGCGTCCTCAGGATAAATAATATCTTCATTTTTCCATTGTTTTGCCATCTATTTCACCTCTATTCGATATTTAAACAATGTATTACCACTAATCGGGACATATACTTTGCATTCAGAAAGGAGAGACTCTTTGTCGTAGAACTCTAGCTTTCTTAATATTGCAATTTCTTCAGGAATTTCGAATTCTATAAGTAAGATGGATCCCTCAACTACCGAACTGAATTCATTAATTGGTATTTCACCATTTAAACGAATAGCAGTGACCAT